TTCCTCGTACAGAGAAACATGCTTTTAGAGATGAAACAAAAGAATCATTATTTAACCTTGTTAAAATATACGAACAAATAGATTATAATGAAGAAGTACATAATATTGCTTCTGTAACAAAAGGAAGTTTTCAATGGCAAAATGGAATTAAAGATACAAAAGTTGTATTCTATCCTAATAATGAGGGAAGATTTTTAATATCATGGGTTCCACCTAAAAATCTTCAAAATCAAGTAATTATAAAAAATGGAATTAAATACCCTGGAAACGATCATCTCGGAGCATTTGGTTGTGACTCTTATGATATTAGTGGTACTGTCGATGGCAAAGGGTCTAATGGATCACTACATGGACTGACCAAGTTTTCAATGGAAGACGCGCCACCAAACCACTTTTTTCTAGAATATATATCTAGACCTCAAACAGCTGAAATGTTTTTTGAAGATGTACTTATGGCGTTAGTGTTTTACAGTATGCCAATACTTGCTGAAAATAATAAACCTAGATTGTTATATTATTTAAAACGTAGAGGTTATAGAGGTTTTAGTATGAACAGACCTGATAAAGTCTGGAATAAACTATCGACAACTGAAAGAGAAATAGGTGGTATACCTAACTCTAGTGAAGATATTAAACAAGCACACGCTGCAGCTATAGAAACATATATTGAAGATCATGTAGGTTTTATTGGTGAAGGTTATGGTGATATGTACATGCAGCGTACTTTAGAAGATTGGGCTAAATTCAATATCAATAATAGAACAAAGCATGATGCTTCAATCAGCTCTGGACTTGCTATAATGGCTTGTAATAAAAACAAGTACCGACCAGTAGCAGAAAGACAAAAAAATCCTATTAAACTTGGTATTAAAAGATATAATAACGACGGTCAAGTTTCAAAAATAATAAAATAAATAAATGGTTTATACTAATAGCAATAGTTCTTTTCCCGATCAGGTGGTACCAGATGCAGAAAAAGCAAGTTTAGATTATGGTTTACAAGTAGGTCGAGCTATAGAAGGTGAATGGTTTAGTAATTCTAGACAAGGACCTAACATGGGTTACGCTACTACAAATTATAATAATTATAATTTACTAAGATTATATGCAAGAGGCGAACAACCAGTTCAAAAATACAAAGACGAATTAGCTATAAATGGAGATTTATCTTATTTAAATTTAGATTGGAAACCTGTACCTGTTGTATCTAAATTTGTAGATATTGTTGTCAACGGAATGTCTCAACGTAATTTTCAAATAAATGCTTTTGCTCAAGATCCAGCATGTTTAAAAACTAGAACAGACTACGCAAATCAATTAATGATTGACATAAATGCTAGAGAATATTTAGAACAAGCTCAAAAAACTTTAGGTGTTGATGCTTTTTCTATGACCGCCGGAGATAGCCCTCAAACATTAGAAGAACTAGAAGTTCATATGCAAATGGATTTTAAACAATCTGTCGAAGTAGCTGAAGAAGAAGTTATTAATCATATATTAGATAATAATAAATATGATTTAACTAGGCAAAGATTAAATTACGATTTAACTGTATTAGGTATTGCTGCTGTAAAGACTAATTGGAATAGATCTCAAGGCGTTAAGGTCGACTACGTAGATCCTGCTTGTTTAGTATATTCATACACTGAAGATCCTAATTTTGAGGATATATACTACGCCGGTGAAGTAAAGTCTATAACATTGTCAGATTTAAAAATGCAATTTCCTCATTTGACTGATAGTGAAATGAAAGAAATACAAAAGTATCCAGGTAATCAAAATTATTTAAGAAACTATAATGGCAGACAAGATGATCTTACTGTTCAAGTTTTATATTTTGAGTATAAAAGCTATAGCGATCAAGTATTTAAAATAAAATATACAGACCAAGGGCTAGAGAAAGCATTAGAAAAACCTGATTTTTTCAATCCACCACCAAGTGATAACTTTGATAGAGTATCTAGAACTATAGAAACTTTATACACTGGAGCAAAAATATTAGGTCATCCATTAATGCTTGAATGGAAGTTAGCAGAGCATATGACAAGACCTACTGCTAATACTATGAAAGTTAATATGAATTATCAAATATGTGCTCCTAGGATGTATAAAGGACGTATAGATTCATTAGTAAACCGTATTACAGGTTTTGCTGATATGATTCAATTAACTCATTTAAAAATTCAGCAAGTGTTATCTAGAATGGTGCCAGATGGTGTTTATTTAGATATGGATGGTTTAGCTGAAGTTGACTTAGGTAATGGCACAAACTATAACCCAGCTGAAGCTTTAAACATGTATTTTCAAACTGGTAGTATTGTAGGTAGATCATTAACCCAAGATGGAGATCTCAACCGTGGGAAAATTCCAATACAAGAATTACAAACAGGTTCTGGCGGATCTAAAATAGCATCATTAACCCAAACTTATCAGTATTATTTACAAATGATAAGAGACGTAACCGGGCTTAATGAAGCTAGAGATGGTAGTAATCCTGATAAAAATTCTTTAGTTGGTTTACAAAAACTAGCTGCAGCTAACTCTAATACAGCAACAAGACATATACTACAAGCAGGTTTATATTTAACATTAAAGATGTGTGAGAATATATCATTAAGAGTCGCTGATTCATTGCAGTTTCCGTTTACAAGAGATGCATTAGAAAATAGTATATCTAAGTATAACGTTGGTACATTAGATGAATTAGCAAATCTTAATATACACGACTTTGGTATATTTATTGATTTAGAACCTGATGAAGAAGAAAAAGCTCAGTTGGAACAAAATATACAAATAGCTTTAAAAACTCAATCAATATACTTAGAAGATGCTATAGATATTAGAGAAGTTAGAAATTTAAAACTAGCAAATCAATTACTTAAGTTTAGAAGAAAAAAGAAACAAGAGTATGATGAAAAAGTTAAGTTAGAAAATATTCAAGCACAAGCACAAGCAAACGCACAAGCAGCAGAACAAGCTAGTTTAGCTGAAATGCAGAAACAACAAGCGTTGGCAGAAACAACTTTGCAAATTGAACAAGGTAAGTCACAGTTTGAAATGCAAAGAATGCAAATGAAAGCTGAAATTGAAAAGCAAATGATAGAGCTTAAATATGGATATGACATGCAGTTAAAAAGCATGGAAGTAGAAATAAATAATAAAAAAGAAAAAGATATTGAAGACCGAAAAGATCAACGAACTAGAATACAAGCTAGTCAACAAAGTAAAATGATTAGCCAAAGACAAAACGATTCTGCTCCAACAAATTTTGAGCAGCAAGATGATCCAGCAGGATTAGATATGAGTGCTTTTACAATCACTTAAAACAAAACAATTATTATATTATATTATGTCAGAAGAAATAAAAGAAACTCCTACGGGAGAATTAGAGCAAGGTGAATTTAAGATAAAGAAAAAACCTGGTCGTCCTAAAAAACTAACAAAAAAAGATGAACCAGTTAAAGTAGATTTATCTAAAAAAGAAGAACCTAAAAAAGAAGAAGTAAAACAAGAAATTAAAGTAGATGCCGTTAAAGAGTCAAGCCCAGCGAAAGTGGATGTACAAGAACTTCCCAAAGATGGCGGAAAAGTGGGAGAGGCACACGTAGAAAAATCAAAAGTTGCCGAAGAGAAAAAAGAAGAAGCAGTAGCTACTATTACTGAAATTATTGAACAACCTAAAGCTGAAGAAGAAGTTAAAATTCCAGAACCAGAAATACAACCTAAAGTTAATTTACCAGAAAATGTTGAAAAACTAGTTAACTTTATGAAAGAAACTGGAGGGGATATAAACGACTATGTTAGGTTAAATGCTGATTATAGTAACATAGATGATACAGCTTTATTAAAAGAATATTACAACAAAACTAAACCTCATTTAGATTCAGAAGAAATTCAATTTATTATGGAAGATAAATTTGATTATGATGAAGAGGTTGATGAGGATCGCGACATAAGAAAAAAGAAACTCGCGAAAAAAGAAGAAATTGCAAAGGCCAAAAACTTTTTGGAAGAAACGAAAAAGAAGTATTACGACGAGATCAAGTTGAGACCGGGCGTTACTCAAGAACAACAAAAAGCAATGGACTTTTTCAATAGATACAACAAAGAACAAGAAATAGCACAACAAAGAAGAGATAAATTTACTAATGTAACTAAAAATTTATTTAACTCAGAATTCAAAGGTTTTGAATTTAACTTAGGTGATAAAAGATTTAGATACAACGTTAATAATCCTTCAGAAGTAGCTGATAAGCAGTCTGATTTAAACACTTTTGTTAAGAAGTTCTTAAATGAAAAAGGTGAAATAACAGATACTGCAGGTTATCATAAAGCAATTTATGCTGCTAGGAACGCTGATACTATTGCTAATCATTTTTATGAGCAAGGCAAAGCCGATGCTACTAAAAATATAATGGCAAAGTCTAAAAATATAAACGCTGAACCAAGAGTTCAAAACTCTGGTGATGTATATATTAATGGATTAAAAGTAAGAGCAATTAATGGTGTAGATAGTTCTAAGTTGAAATTTAAAAGTAAAAAATAAAACTAAAAACTAAAAATTATGGGTTTTGCAACAAGTGGGAGTTTTCCTGCTAAAATAATTCCTGCTCAGAAAAAACAAGCTTTAGATAATAACTATCTAAACTTTGCTGATGGAACAGCTGATTGGGCACAACAATATCTACCTGAGCTTTATGAGCAAGAGGTGGAAAGATACGGAAACAGAACATTATCTGGTTTCTTGAGAATGGTTGGCGCTGAAATGCCAATGACATCTGATCAAGTTGTTTGGTCAGAACAAAATAGATTACACGTTGCTTATAAAGGTTTAGCTGGTAATATTACACAATCTGCTGCTGGTAACACAGGTGGAGTTGGTGTTGGTAACGACGTTACTATAAAGCCTTCTTTAGCTGCTACTGGTAAAGGTGGAGCTGCTCAAACTAAGCATGCTATAAGAGATAATCAAACTATATTGATCTCAGATCAAGCTACTGGTTTAGTTACAGCTAAATTATTAGTAATTAGTACTAACGATACTGATTGTGTTTGTAGATTATATGGAACAAGTACAGTTCCTGCAGCTCTTTTAGGAACTAATGATGTTAACATATTTGTATATGGTGCTGAGTTCAAAAAAGGTGTTGATGGAATGAGTGGCTCAATTGAACCAAACTTTACTCAGTTTTCTAATAGACCAGTTATTATTAAAGATAAGTATGAAATAAACGGTTCTGACGCTGCTCAAATTGGATGGGTTGAAGTTGCTACTGAAGATGGTACATCAGGATACTTATGGTATTTAAAAGCTGAATCTGAAACTAGATTAAGATTTGAAGATTATCTTGAAATGATG